CGCCGCAGCGGCGTGCATCAAGCGATTCTGAGCCTGCGATACGCTGGGCATCTCTTTCTCCGTCTTCCCGCGAAACTCTACGCTCGCGTTGTTTGCTTGGGTTGTGGTTACAGCCATCCGATAATCTGATTGGACTCGGCCGCATCCAAAGAAGCAGGCATATACCATTGCCCCAAGTCGTCGCGGCGCATGCCTATTGGCGCAAGAGCGGCTACCAGTCCGCCGTTGATGGCGTCGATCCTAGCAGCTAAGTCATGCTGATAAATTTCATATTCCGTTACGCGCCGGCCGAGACGGTATTTGGCGATAATTCGGCGTTTCGACGGGCGCTTTCGCATTTTCATCGCTCCTGTAGACATGTCGTCTCGCTCCGCTGAGGTTCCAGCCATCTTGCCTCACAACGTAGACCAAGTGCAAGCGCGGCTCACCCGCAACCCGCATCACCAGATTGCGCGACGGATCGAACTCAAACCCGAAATATTCCAGAATCCGCGTCGATGCATCATTGTCGGGAAGGACCGACGCGGCGACCTTATCCAGCTTGAGAACGTCAAAGGCGATGTGCAGCACGGCGTCGGTCGCGCGGACCGCATAGCCGTGGTTGGCGAACGGCAGCCCGATCCATGTTCCAAGCATCGCCGCGCCGTTGACGATCGGGCCTAGCGTGACACCGCCGACAAGCTGGCCGTTGGGGCGGCAGATGAGCAGCGAAGCCCCGCGTCCCTCGCGTGCGGCCTTCTCGACCTCTTCGACCTCGCGCGCGAAGCTCTCTTGATCCATCGGCGCGCGCCAGTCGGGCTCGACCTTGGACAGATAGGCCGCCGACGCCTCGCGGAGCGCGCGCCAGGCGGGGTAGTCTTCGAGGCGCGGGAGGCGGAGGGTGACGCGAGAGGCGTGGGTCAATCTGTTAGGGCCATGCTGTTAATCTGTCCCGTGACCGCGCCGCTCGCCGACGTGACCAGCATAACAAGTTCGACCGCAATATGCGAGCCCGGAACCAAGCCCGTGCCGGGGATCGTGAACGTAAGGTTTCCTGCCGTCGCTGGGATCAACTGCGCGGCGGTGATGCCAGCGATCGCCGTCTCGACGCCATTGACCTCGGTATAGGCCGCTACCGTCATTGTCGTGCCGGCGGTGGTGACGACCGTGCCCGAATAGTTGCAATTGACCGTGACCGCGATGTTCGCGCCGGCGATATAGGTGTCCGCGAGGTCAAGCTCAAAAAGCGCCTTGTCGGTCTTGTTCGCCGCGCCGGAGGTCGCCTCGCCCGTCAGAACGAGGACGGAACCCGCCGTGCGCGTGACGCCAACCGTTCCAGATGGCGTGCCTGGCGTCGCGGTCATTGGAACGCCCAAGTCCGACTTCGCGTTCGTCAGGGCGAGATAGCGAACCAATCCGCCACCCGCGCCCGTGGGAACGAAAACCGATGAGACCGCCTGCGGCTGGCCGTTGCCGCCGTTCTGGCGAGACTGAGCCAACGTGCTGATGTAGAGCGTGCCGCCACTGACCGCGTAGCTTTGCGTCATCAGTTCCGAGACGGTGTTTTGCGTCGGCGACGGTGATGGCTGCTGGTCGAGCACAACGGTCTGGGCCGACGCAGCGGTGGTGAACAGCGCGGCGGCAAGGGCTAGGGCGAGTTTCTTGAGCATCGTTGGTTCCTTGTCTTGCGTTGGCGCGTGTTTGGCACTATTAACGGGGATGGCTGTTGAACCCGAGGATGACCCAAACCATGCCGCCGAAATTCCTGCACGATGCGGAGAGGAAGCTATATCGCGACACGATCGACAACCCGGAGAAGTATCGCTGGCGACAGATAGAAACGACGATGAACGCAGAGATGATCGAGAGACACAAAGCAGCGCGCCGGTGTCAAATGTGGTTCGCAAACGTGGACGGCCTAGACTTGGAGAAGCCGCGTCCACCTTGGAAGCGACCCGGCCTTGGGTTGCGCTCGGAATGAGCCGAAGGACGCGGTTTAGACGACGGAAAGAGGGGAAGCCATGATCATCATCGAAATCGCCGCAGGTATCGTGCTTGCTTATTTCATTCTGTTTTTGCTAGACGTTATATTTACAGTATGGGCGAGAGACCACTTCTAAAGCGTCATCGGATCAAGTGCGCTGTCGAACTCAGCCCGGCTCTCGCGGTAGTCGTCGCGGCGCTTCTCTTCCGGCTTCGTCTTGGTCGGGCCGTCCAACATCTGGTCGAGCAACTGGCCTATGAGGCCCAGCGCGTCGCAAACGTCATCGTGAACGCCGGCCGGGAAATGCAACATCTCTGCCTCGACCTCGGCGCGCCACGACGCCGCGACCGGAATGCGCAGCCCGCGCGTAGCGATTAAGCCTCGGAACGACTGAGCCCTAACCGCCTTATCGCCCTTTGTCGGAAATTGCTCGCGCGCCGTGTAGGCCTTTCGCTCTCGCATCTCGCGTTCGAGGAACGGCCCGACGCCGCTCTTGATCTGGCCGGTTTCCTCAGCCGCCGCCATTGGCCGCCATTTCTTGACCAAATCGCAAAACGCCTCAACCCAGACATCCGAAGACGCCTGCTTGCGCCAAATGTCGAGCAACCACGGGTCGCCGTCGGCATCGAGGCCAAGGACCGCGTGGACCGTGTAGTCGCCGCCGTTTGAGGTAACGGCATAATCGCTGCCCATGTATATGCGCAGGCTGTCGCGCGGCGGCGTCTTCTCGACCGGGATAAGCCATTCAGCCTTGAAATAATCCCCTGTGTCCGGAACCGGCTCTTGCTGGTAGAGCGCGGACCAAACCCGGCTGTCGCGCTTCGCGTCCGCCCGCATCTGGTCGTTGAACCACTCTGGCCACAGCGGCTCGCCCAACGCGCGCCCTAGCGGATCATCGGCGCTGTTGGCTTCCATCGGAAGCTTGATGATGCGCCAGCGGTCGCCCTCTTCCTCAAGGATTTTCCCGGCGAGGTCCGCTTGGTGCCAGCGAGTCTGTATTAAAATCACGCCAGCGTTGGGCTTTAGACGCGGTTGAAGATCGAACCGCCACCAATCCCACTGCTTGTCGCGAACCTTCGAACTGTCAGCGTCCTCGCGTGACCTCAATGGGTCGTCGATTATAGCCAAGTCAGCGCGCCGGCCCGAAATGCCGCCGCCGATGCCCGCCGCGAGATATTCACCGCCCGCCGTCGTTTCCCATCGGCCCGCCGCGCTGTTATCGTCCGCGACGCCAAGGTTCAAAATCAGTGAATTGGCGGTCACGAGATTGCGAACGCGCCTGCCCCACTTCTCGGCCAGTTCCTGCGTGTGAGACGCTCCTATCATGCAAGCATCTGGCCGCTGCGCCAGATACCACGGCGGGAACAAAACGCTGGCGTAGGTGCTCTTTGCCGAGCCTGGCGGAAGGAATATGCCGAGGCGGTCATAATCGCCGCGAACGATTCCCTCTAGGCCCTCGATGATAAGCTGATGATGCGCGGCCGGCTCAAAGCCGCACGAACGGCAAAACTCAGTGAGTGACCTTCGTATCGATCGTCGGCGGAGCAATTCGCGCGCCGCTTCCGAAGGCGATATCGAGCAGCTTTGCGTCATCGACCTCGCTCGGGGCTATGTTGACGGTTCCGCTATGCGCGACGGCCGCGAGGCGCGGATGGATGTAAGGCGCGGCGTCCTTGGCGAATGCGTGAGCTGCGGCCAAATCCTTCTTATCGTAGGCGGCATTCATGGCTTCAATCATGACTTCCAACGGAAATCGGCTGTTGGCCATGACTTTTTCTACGGATTGCCGTGATCTTTTGGTTAGCGCGCCCTTTTTACGGCCCGCGTTAGGACGACTTCCGCCATGAGCCAACTTGATTTCTCACTTGATTATTTTCAATGGGTTGGTTGATTTTTTGATTTTCGCCACGCTCCAAGCGCGCGAAGCGACGATTAGTGTTTTGACCACGATTTCGGCACCGTGTCAATCGGTTGGAAATCCACGCCGTTCCCATTCCTCGGATATTTCCTCCAGCGCCGATCGAAAATCACCCGCGACCTTGGCGCGGGCTCTCCAGCCTCGACCACCAAGACGATGGGATATTTCGCCTATCATCATTCGATCATCGACAGCCAAGCCAACGATCAGCGCTCTCCAAGGTCCGACGATGCGACAAACGCTCGCCATCCACTCAACCAGCACAGCTGCCCTGTCGAGCCTGCTGGCTATCGCCGCGTCGTGGTCGCCACCACCACTACCCTGCTCCCAGTTTGACGCACCAGCGGCCTTCCTAGACGATTCTACGACCCTCTGGTAAGCCCTTGCCGCATCAGCCGCCGCTTGGCTAATCCTGCCGTAACTCAGCTCAAGCTCAATCGCGTCGGCCTTGCGGTTGATCGCCACCCGCTGCTGGCGCTGGCCCAAGACCTCGAACTTCCCCCGCCCTCGGCGCTCGCCGTCCTTGGCGAAATACGGGTCCGGCGCGACGCCGTGGACAACCTCGATCTTGCCGCCAGCGCGCTTGCCTTCCCTCGGGAGGTCGATGCTGGCGAGGCCGCCGGCGTGGCTGTAGCGGCCGGATTTGTGGGCGGTTTCGCGGTGGGTGGTCATGCGCTTTCCTCGACGTGTTCGAGTGAAATATCGTTATCTTCCGCGAATTTACGGATGACTTCGCTCCGATCTGGCGGCGGGCCCCAAATGTTTCCGAACCAGGTTTTCGGGTTGTTTTTCCAGCGTTCGATGCCAAACCGCAAGTTTTCCTCGGTCCATTCGCATCCGCCGTGAAGTTTTATTTTCCTTTGATTTTCCGGCGGCGGAACCTTCTGAATCGTCTTCGCTCGACTGATTATTTCGTCCCTCAACCACGCGCAACCCCAGCTTTTCAAAGGGGTTTTCAGCTTAGGAACGCTCGCCCTAACCACTGGCAGAATGTGCGTTTCAAAGTCGCAACCCATTGATATTAAATCAAGGATTGGACGAATGAACGCCGTTTCCGCCACGTTGCC